TATGACATACTATAAATGGCTGTCGGACCAGGGATTTGAATCAAATCAATCTTACCATTTTAGAGCAGATGCGCATAGAAAATGGGCAGAATTTCTTTTACCATGCTTGACCAGGTTATTATAATATGCTACTATTAATGTATGAGATATCTAATTGTAGACACTGCAAACACATTCTTTCGTGCTCGTCATTCGGCCCACCGTCAATCGGACACATGGGATAGATTAGGATTCGCTATCCATGTTACCCTTGGTTCGGTTAATAAGGCTTGGCGGGATCAGAAAGCCGATCATGTGGTATTCTGTTTGGAGGGACGAAGTTGGCGAAAAGATTTCTATGAGCCGTACAAAAAGAATCGTGCAGTCGCTCGTGCAGCCCTCACTGAAGCCGAACAGGAAGAGGACCGACTTTTTTGGGAAGCGTTTGATAACCTTAAAACGTTCCTGTCAGAAAAGACTAATTGCACAGTTCTTCAACATCCAGAGCTTGAAGCAGATGATCTTATTGCAGGATTCATACACGCACACCCTAATGACCATCACGTTATTATATCTTCCGACACCGATTTCTACCAGCTATTGGCGCCGAATGTCGAGCAATACAACGGTGTTGCCGATGAACTACACACGTTGGCAGGTATCTTAGACAAAAAAGGCAAATTGGTAATTGATAAGAAAACCAAAGAACCCAAAGTCATACCTGATCCGCAATGGATCCTGTTTGAGAAGTGTATGCGCGGAGATCCAACAGATAATATTTTTTCCGCATATCCGGGTGTCAGGACCAAGGGCTCGAAGAACAAAATTGGTCTCACTGAAGCTTTTGCTGACAAACATAAAAAAGGATATGCTTGGAATAACCTTATGCTTCAAAGATGGACAGATCATAACGGTGTAGAACATCGAGTGCTAGACGACTACGAACGCAATCGAGTGCTAGTGGATCTTACTGCACAGCCTGCAGAAGTCAAAGCCAAGATCGCAGAAACTATAACAGCAGGTGCAGTAAAGAAGAGTAGGCCAATGGTGGGCGCACAATTCTTGAAGTTTTGTGGCAAGTATGAGCTGAATAGACTGAGCGAACAAAGTTCCAGTTTCAGTGAATTTTTAGGTGCGGAGTATCCCAGATGATAACTTGGCTAATATTGGCCTTGTTGTTTTTTAAACACTTTCTAGCAGACTTCTGTTGGCAAAGTGATCGTATGATTAAGGACAAAGGTCACCTGGGTAGATTGGGTGGCCTTCAACATGCGGGACTGCATGGTGCTCTCACTTATGTGATACTCATGCACTTTTTAAACATCCAGGCCTGCATAATAATTGCAGTATTTGACAGTGTTATGCACTATATTTTTGACTACATGCATCGCAGAGCCACAGTGCGTTTGAGTGTGGATTCAAATGCCTTTTGGTTATGGATTGGGCTGGATCAATTCTTACATGCAATGATTTATTTGATAATTGGATTTACAGTAACATTTTTAACTGCGGATTACATATGATTAAAAATATTCACAGTAACCAAGATTATTTTGCAATACATCAATCGTATTCGCCGGCGCAACATCAATTCAGTCCGGGTGCTTTGAGTGCCGGTGCTTTGAGATACAATCCAAACAACGGTGAAGTAGAAGTTTATAATGGTCTCACCTGGCATGTGTTAGCCAACACTGTCACAATAAATTTGACCACAGAAACAACAAAAATATTAGAATGGGCACGTGACAAAATGCAACAAGACGCACAACTAAAGGATCTAATGGCTCGACACCCTGGTTTGAAAGATTTAAATGACAAGTTTGAAATCATGAAGATGTTATGCATGGAGGAAGAAAAACAATGAACTGGTTACGAAGAAAATTACGCCGTTGGCTCGATGAGGAAGACGAAATTAAAATGAGTCGAGCCACGGTAGTAGAAAGAGATAGATCGGCACCGGCACAAAATGGTATGAACTTTTGTTTGTATCAAGCAGTGGGTGGTCATATTCTCGAATCTCGTAATTATAATCCCAAAACCGATCGTACCGAAGGCACACTGTACATGATTCACGACGATGAAGATTTTGCCCGACAAGTGGCACATGCAATCATGTTGGAGCAAATGAAACTATGAGTAATTACACAATGGCAGCGTCGGTTGCACCTATCACGGCTGCGCAAATATCGCAAATTGATCTAAGCGGAACATATGGCATGGGTGAGAAAAAATTACCTAACAAAAAAATCACATTTGACGTACATACCGCTCACGGCGGATATGTAGTTAGAGTATCACAGGGATATGGCAATGATGATAGTATGTATGTAATTGGCGATACACAAGATCTTGGACAAGAACTTGGAAAAATTGTTACACATCACACACTGGCAAAAACATGACCGAACGAGTAGCTAAACCAGTAATTAAAAATAAATTTTGGGTTGTAGAAGATCACGGCCAAAAGATTGCTACCATCCAGGCCAGAGCTGATGGCGGGTTTGTATATGTGCATGACGAACAACGAGAATTTTTTGCCAGTGTAAAAAATCTCAAACAGAAATACAATATCAAGTTCGGATCTGCGGACAAGGCCAAAAAAGAACACGGTCGAACAGTTTATGGTTATCCGGTGTCGGGCAAGTTTTACAATGAAGTATGGGATGTCCAAAGACGCTTGCCCATTTATAGCAAGACTGCAAAAAGTAAAAGTTTGTTCTGTGCCGGATACTACCTAATCAAACTCAACGGTACTTGGTCCGAACACTATTGTCCCAAGAACATTACTTTGAGTAGATACCAATTCCAAGGGCCATTCGAAACCAAAGAGGCCATGAAAGAACACTATGCAAAAATTAAGTTTGGCAGTTAAAAATTTTAATGACCGTGTAAAGGTCATGAACCAGACTGGCAGCAAACAATTGAGTCTCAGTGCAGAAGAAGCAAGAAACCTGCATGCGGACATATTTAATCTGTTGGCCAATCTAGCAGAAATGCAAAACACAAGAGAACCCGAGCAGCCCACAAACATCGGCCTTGACGGCGGCGGTTTTTAACTTAAACTACCCATATTTTAGCATAAATATATAGTCAAGGAACTCAAGTATGTCTAGACCTAAACCCACAGTATTGTTAGAACACGTTAATAAATCTAACTACAAAAGCGATCAAGTTCTCAGCAGCGAAGGAATTTGGGCAGTTTTCTACGACAACAAACCAATCAATCTCAAGAGCTCTAACATGTTGGTTGCTTATCCTGGTCCCAAATACAAAAAGGTAAGTTTTAGTAATAGCGGGCATGCTATCAATCTAGCCAAAAAACTCAACACTCTGTTCAAAACTGACAAATTCACCGTGGTCCTAATGAAACAAGGTGACCAAATCTACCCATAATCAACACGACTACACCGCCGGCATCCTTAGGGCCGCGGACCGGGATGTTGCAGAATATTCGCAGTATATAAAAAACTGGTGGTGGAATCATACCGATCCAAACACACTCAGATTAAGCAAATCAGGAATACAGTTTATTCGTAAATTTACTCGGATCCCTGTGTATGAATGTGTGCTGTCCGAACCTTTGCGAAATAGAACTCTCATACAACTCAGTCGCCTGATGACTTGTCCGTACTATATACAAAAACTTGATCTTGTGCTACTGTTAGGCGAACAAGAAACTGTAATGCTTAAATTACATGCGGACAACTTGCAACAGTACTTGGACACGTTGCAACTTTAACAACCGTTGCACATAATTCACGTTTTGCATATAATATACAGTCTTGTTAAAAGGAGGCTGTATGTTAGCACGTACTTACATTAGCAAATATGCAACCAGCAATAACAAAAAAGCAATAGTCCAATATTACAAAATACCCGCTACAACAAAATGGGTAGAGTATATGTTAGACAAGCACGATATTAACAAAATATTAATGGATAGCGATTTTACAACAAAAATGGATTTGTTAGAAGTTTTGCAAGTTTTAGAACGCAAAATTGATTATATGTACAAGCATCCAAATTTTAATTTTAAAAAAGCAACAGACATGTTTCATATTTTGAAAAATGCAACAAAAGTTGCAGATTTAGCAACACCCAAAACTGTTGCTAAAAAGCAACGGAAAAAACGCTAGACCAAAATAGAGCAATTTGTTATAGTTTGACTATGAAATTTATTTTACTAGCTCTAGCAATTAACCCGCCCGCTTACATGGGCACTTACGACACACAAAAAAGTTGCGAAAATGCAATTCGTAGCATTTATGCAACACCGTTTTTTGTACCCAGCTTAACATATTCGCAACAATATATTGATGTTGTAAATCGTGTAATAGACACACAGTTGCAA